TGAAGTGTACAATTGAAAGTGTTCGATTTATTGAATTAGGTGAGGAAACTCGTTGCTCTATTAAGGGATTTATTCCTATGGAAAGTACTCGTATTATTCCAAGAAAAATTTGTAAATGGTTGGAACAATATAAAGGAGTAAAAGCAACATTATATGACGACGGAATTATGATAACTGTAATTTCAAGTACTAAATGTTGTGGAGACGATGAGTTCAGCTTGCGTAAAGGATATTACATTTCAGAATCTAAATGTAAACGTAGAATTTATACATTTATAAAGAACTTCTCTGAAAGAATGGCTAATCATTTTAATAATGTATCTTGTTATTTTGAAGATTCATATTTGAAGTATGATCATTGTTCTATTAGAGAAATTCGCAGAATTCGAGAACTTGGAAATAGAGTAAAAGAATAAAAGCAAACTCAATATTTGCGTGCTTCGGTTTCCTATTAATCCACAAAATAGGTGGCTATTTTACTTGATTTCTCGACAAGATGAAATCGGGACTGGCTGTAGTCTAAAAAGGCAAACCTCCTCCCAGCTGTCCGCAATAGAAGCACGGCGTTAAACAGCTGGGTATTTTTATAGATAAGCTATTTATTAATTTAAAAATTTGTATACATGAAGAAATTACTTTTAGCAATGTTTGCAATTTTTGCCTTAGCAACTGTTAGTTGTACTAAGGGTGCTGGCTCTGCTAGCACTGTAGATTCTACAGATACCATTGTAGCAGATTCTACTGATTCTGTATCTGCAGATACTCTTGTAAATGAATAATATTACAATCTATACTGATGGCGCTTATTCCCCTGTAAAAGATCAGGGCGGGATAGGCGTTATTTTTGTTTATAACGGTATAGAACTCAAATCTTATAATAAGATGTTCAAACATGTTACTAATAACAAAATGGAGTTATTAGCAGTTATTATAGCATTACAATCTTTTTTAAAGAATGATTTAGGTAAAGAAGTTACTATAGTCACAGACAGTCAATATGTTATTGGCTGTGCAACAAAAGGTTGGAAAAGAAAAAAGAACATCAAATTATGGGCAAGATTTGATAAAATCAAAAAAGAGTTAGAATCAAAAGAAATTAATTTAATTTTTAAATGGGTACATGGTCATGATGGAGATGAATTTAATGAAAAAGCAGATAAACTTGCTGTACAAGCATCTCAGGAATTTGAACTTGTTCCCTTAAAGTAAAACAATTATGAAGAAATTTATTTTTGCAATGGTAGCAATGATTGCTACAATGTCTATGTATGCTCAGCATGTAGAAAGTCAGAATTTTATTGACAATACTGCAGTATCAATTAAAGGTGGAATTAGCGGATTAACTTGTCCTGAATTTAATGGATATGAAAATTTTGGACATTCTCTACAAGCTTCTGTAGGTGTTGGTGTAGAAAAGTGGATTACTCCTATTTGGGGATTTGGTATTGATGGTACTTTTGGAATTACTAATGGTTCTAGTAAAGGAGCATTCCAAAGTGGAAATTGGTTTAATTATGTTACTGTAATGGGTCAAACCAAATTGAATCTTACTAATCTTTGTTTAGGATATACTGGAGAACCTCGTAAGTTCGAACTTATTCCTTCTGTAGGTATTGGTTGGATTCATGGATTCTATCGTTCTACTTTGGGAGAAACTTATACTAATGATGCTAATGATCTTGGTACTAAGTTCTCTGTTGACTTTAAGTATAATGTAACTCCACGCTTATCAGTAGTTGCTACTCCTTATTTTGCTTATAATCTTACTAATGAACATGCATCTAAACATCATAAGGTCATGCTTGAATGGCAACCACGTTTTGATGTACGTAACTCTTGGTATGGTTTAGAAGTTGGTGTAAGTTATCGCCTTGGTAATACTTTTAAAGTATGCAATAAGACTCATACTCAGGCAGAAGTTGATGCACTCAATGCTGAAATTAATGAACTTCGTGAGAAGCTCGAAAAGAAACCAACAACTGTAACAGTAGTACAATATGTAGATAAAGCAGTGGTAGAAACTGTTGATAATAACTACACTGTTTTATTTAAGCAAGGTAAAAGCGATGTAGGTGATCTTAGTGATATTGCTAAGAAGTTGAATAAAACAGACGCTTCTATTACAATAGTAGGAAGTACTTCACCAGAAGGTTCAGAGAAATTTAATCGTAATCTTGCTCTTGCTAGAGCTAATGCAGTTAAAGATGCTTTAGTAAAAGCAGGAGTTGATAAAGATCGAATTACTGTAACTAATGAATATGGTAAGCAACGTAATGCTACTATTATTTTAAGTAAATAAAAACAACTAATCCTTGTTATGCCACATATTTATTGTAAACAAGGAGCAGAAGTTGCAGTTTCTTCTAGATTTTTATATCTAGAAGAAATTTATTTATCTAGTAATAACCAATGGGCTCTTTATAGGTCACAAAAATACAAATCTAAAGTACCCATTAAGTGTGAAAATACTATTAGGTATAGTAAAAAACATAGTTGTTGTATTCATCGATATTGGGAATTACTTAGTGCTCCTGAAGAATTCCTCATTAAAAATGGATTTAAACCAAAACTATGAGTAAAATAAAATATTTTTATTTAGTATTAATAGTTATATTCTTAGTATTGATATCATTCTTCTCTGGGCGTTATTATGAGAGTACTCTAAATAAAACAGTAGTAATACATGATACTATACCTCAAGAAATTGAGAAAATAGAAGTCAGAAATGACTCTTTACTAAGAATAAATGACAGTATTAATCTTAAGGTTATTGAAATTGAAAAGACATATGAAAAGACTATTGACGATATTATTCGGAATAATCCTGATGACGACTACAATTTCTTCTCAGCCTACATTGAAAGATACTGTGGTTACTATAACTCCGATACAACTAAAAACAGCAAATTTAATATTCGCTGAGCATAAACTGTTATCTGAAAAAGTGCCACTATTAGAGTCTAAAATAGCTAATTTAGAGGAAGTTAATGTGAATTTGAATAAAATAGACTCATTAAGATCATCTCAAGTTACTATGTACAAAGATGCTTTAGAAGTAGAAAGGAAAAACCTCACATCATTAAAAAAGTCCTTGAAAACTACTAAAGTAATTGCAAGTAGTACAATATTAGCATCTATTATTTTAGCTCTAGTATGTATTCTAAGGTAAATATTTTTAAGGATAGAGATGGATTTACTTATTCTCATCCTGAAAGAAGTTGTAAAAGGTGTTTAAATTATCCATGCATCGAACAAATGGACTCTCTCCTAAGTGATTTTGCTAAGTATGGGTGCGTCAATTATGATGACATTAATACTTTTCATGGAAATAAAAGAAATAACGCTTCACGCTAAATTATTAGTAATTACTAATGAAGAGTTAGGATACAAAACTTTAGTATTTGAGGATTTAGAATATAAAGATCCTGATTTTAAATACATAACTTGTACAATATTTCCTAATTGGAACCAAAATCCCATAAAATTGGGAGATGAAGGATTTCTACAAGTCAAATTCATTTCTGCAGGAGTAGATAAATGGTTTGATGGAAAGGATTTTATTCCTTATAAATATACTAATATTCAGTTTCTTAAATTTATTAAGAATGAGAAACAAAATATTGAATTAATTTTGGATTAGATTTCACACATTAATAGATTATTGAAAAATGAATAAAAGAAATAATAATATATGTCAGAATTTGGAGATAAGCTTAATGAAGCTCTCAGTGCAAAAAATAACGTAAATACTTATATATGGAAAGGTAAAAAAGAAAATGGCCAACAAGAAGAATATAAACTAATTGATTTTGACCAAGAAACACTTCAAACAAAATTTAATTTGTGTGAACAAATGCTATATAATACCGATCCTAAACATCCTGGTCGTTTAGTTCTATTAAATATTGTGAATGATCAGATTCTTCGTTGTAGAGCGGAGCTTCTGATTAGATGGATTAGAGTTACTCATGAGTGTACTAATAATATGCTGCTTGAGAGCATTAGAACAATGATAGCCAACAACAAGGAAACCTTAACAAAAGATTATATAAAGAATACTCCAATTGGAGAAATAATGGATGGAATTGATGATTTAGACTATAGAAAAGTTCCAATTAGTCTTGTCCTAGATGCTTGTATGGATTATTTAGGTATTCTAGATGCAAGTCATCTAACATTTAATTTTGTCCTTAGAATGGGTCTTTGGTTTACTCAGCAGGAAATGCAAACTCCTGTAGAAGAAGGAGGATTATACAGGAAAGACCCTAATACTGGTAAAGCTACAAATCGCCTAGAACTTGTGAAAGAGCTTAGACGATTAAATCCTACAATTCCTTTGAGAATTGATCCAACAGGATTATCTTATGCTGAATTTAAATCTATGTGTGATCTACATAAAGATAAATATTCTAATTTAACTACTAATCAACTTAAACTCCTTTCTACTAAAGTATTATATCGTTTCCAAGATCAATGTGAATCTCAAGCCCAACAATGGGAAGATAAGATCGCAGAAATTAAAGAAGTAGCAGAACATAAGGGATATGTTCTTAAGTCTGCTTATGGAACAATTAAATAATTTATTTAGTCCTGTAACTAGGGATCAAAGACAAAATGAATCCGTTGATAAATGGATGAAATTTAAGGGCAGAGCAAGTGTTGTAGCAGCGACAGGAACAGGGAAAACATATATTGCAATAAAAGCAATAAAAAGACTTCGTAAGCGCTACCCTAATCTAGATGTTTTAGTACTTGTACCAACAACTGCCCTTAAAACTCAGTGGGAAGATACACTTGCTGAGAATGGAATAACAAATAATGTATCTATACAGGTAATGATGGGAGCATCACAAAAAAAGAATACCTGTGAATTGCTAATAATTGATGAATGTCATCGTATCTCATCAAACAAATTGTTTAATGTATTTAATAATGTTAAATATAAGGCAATTTTAGGCTTAACTGCTACATTTGAAAGATTGGATGGAAGAGATCAATTATTGGCTAAATACGCTCCTGTATGTGACGAAATTCCAATAGAAGTAGCAATGGCTAATGGTTGGGTTAGTCAGTATAAAGATTATGTAGTAATTATAGAAGTTCCTGATATACAAACCTATAAGGAATATAATAGAGAATTTGTAGAACATTTTGAATTTTTTGGATTCAGTTGGCCTACAGTTATTAATTTAGTAGGTAAGGATGGTTTTAAAAAACGAAAAGAATATACAAATCAGATTTGTAAAAATCCTGACGAATGGAGAAATGTATTTAAACAAGTAACATATCATTCAGTAGGATTAATGAGAACTCTTAAGTTGCGAAAAGCTTTTATAGCTAATCATCCTGATAAAATTCGTATTGCTAGAAAAATAATTGCTGCAAGAAATGATAAAAAAATAATAACATTCTGCTCTAGCGTGAAAGTGGCAGAATCTATCGGTGTAGGGTATGTCTTTACAGGTAAAGATGGCAAGAAAAAGAACCGCATAACCCTTGAAGAATTCATGAAACAACCAGCAGGAGTGCTTAATTCATGCAAAATTGCAGAAGAAGGAATCTCTTTAGGTGATTTATCAGTTGGAATCATGCTTGGAGTTAATTCAAGCAAGACTAAACAAGTTCAAACCCTTGGGAGAGTCCTGAGGTTAGCTCCTGGAAAGAAAGCAGAGTTCTTTACAATTGTAATTAAAGATACAGCCGAAAGTGAATGGATGAAAAATTCACGCAGTAATACAAATTATGAAATAATTGACGAAGAAGCTCTTGATCATATACTAAAAAACGAACCTTACGAAAATTATAAAAGAAAGTTACAAAAATTAAATTTTAGGTTTTAATGAAAAGTAATCAAAATTACAAATATCGTAAAGATTTAGACAGTCTATGGCTGTAAATATGATGTAACTCTTTATACTTTCCGTGACGGACCTATATAAAGAGTGTTTAGATTATTAAGTAATATTTAATAATTCTAAACGAGCTTGAAACATATAACAACACAATTAGACGATGAATTTATTCTCTTTGAAAAGTATTCTGTAACTCCTGGAGAACTTTTCTTTTTAAAGATGCTTCTTTTATCACAAGAAGAAGACATGCAAGATATGATCTATAGGTATTTTAATCTTCCAGAAGAGTCCAGAGGATCTATTATTGAAATGCTTGAAAGTTTAAAAAACAAAGGTATAATATTAAGCACCTATAAAATTCCTAAAAAAGGTGATAGGTTTGATCCTTTATCAGTACCTCTATCTAAAAACTTTCAAAACAGTTTCTTTAAAGCATCTTTTGATCTAGGGAAAGATTTATATGATCACTATCCTGCAAGTAATGTTGTAAATGGAGTAGAATATAAATTAAAAAGAGTATCAAAGAAATTTGATTCTCTTGAAGATGCTTTTAGAGCATATGGTAAGTATATTAGATGGAATAAAGCTACTCATGATCATGTTATTAAATTAGTAGAATGGGGTAAAGCTAATAACTATCAATTTACTACATTAGATTGCTTTATTGTAGATAATGATTGGAATAATATTGAAGAATTATCTGCAAATAGTATATTAACCAGTTCTGAATTGAAATTGCTATGACATTAGAAGAACAAATTCTAAATGAAATAGATAGAGGAAGAGCTGGATTTAACCATGGTATTACCATGGGAATGCCTAAGCTTGAAAGTATTATGGATGGTAATACTAGAGAGACTTATACATTAATTATGAGCAATTCTGGATCAGGTAAGACTTCATTTGCTCTTTATAGTTATGTATATAAACCTTTGGTAGCACACCTTGATGATAATGATTATAAGTGTTTGTTCATTTCATTAGAAATGAATGAAATATCACTTTATATAAAACTATTATCTATTTATATATTTGAAACATATGGCATCCAACTTTCTTATAAAGAGATTCTTTCAAGAAAAAGAGAATATATATTATCAGACGAACATTATGAGCTTGTGAAAGCTTGTATACCATGGGTAACAAAAGTAAAAAAGCATTTGGAAATATATGATAAAAAAGCCTCTGCAAAAACAGTTTATGCTATATTAAAGCAAAGGCTTGAAAAAATGGGAAAATTTGTTGAAACAGAAACAAGACAAATATATATTCCAAATAATCAAAACCTTGTATACAATGTTGTAATAGACCATATTGCTTTAATTACTCCCAGTGATGGGCGAAAATTAAAAGAAGAGATTGATCTTCTATCAGCATATTTGGTAACTTTAAGAGAAAAATGTAAGATAAGCCCTGTAGTTATACAGCAAGCTAATCGAGAACAAGGAAATATTGAGCGTTTTAAGGCTGGAAAGTCTGCATTCAGTATCAATGATGCTAAGGATACGGGAAATACCGTACAAGACTGCAATGTGATGATTGCAATATATAATCCATATAGAGACGGTCTTAAAACATATAGAAAATACAACATAGAAGTATTACAAGGCGCATTTAGGTCGATAATGGTTTTGAAAAACCGCTTTGGTGACTGTGATGCTGAAGTAGGATGTAATTTCTTTGGTGGAATAAATTACTTTAGTGAATTAAAGAAGCCGGATGAAATATATGACTATGAACAGTACACTGATCCTAACTATCTTCTAAAAGATAGTATGAAAGAAGATAATATAAAAGAAAACAAGGAAGATCAGAACAATTCTAACTTAAATTTTATATTATAAATGGCTGAAATGATCGCTGTGGTAGGAGAGAGCGGATCTGGTAAATCAACTAGTATTCGTAATCTTAACCCAAAGGAAACTTTTATAATTTCCACAACTGGAAAACGCCCTGGAATTAAAGGAGCAATTAAAAAATATCCAACATTTACAAAAGATAAAGATGGATATACTGGAAATTTTGTTACAACTGCAAATGTAGACAAAATTGATCAAATTTTAAGGTATATAAATACCAAAAGGCCCGATATTAAGGTAGTAGTGATCGATGATTATCAATATGTCATGGCCTTCGAAGCAATGGATAGAGCTTCTGATAAGGGATTCGACAAATTTACTCAAATGGCACAACATGCCTATCAGGTACTTAAAAGTGCAATGAATATGCGCGATGATTTATATGTAGTAGTAGCTACACATAGTGAGAATACAGGGGATCGAATAAATCCTTATTATAAAATGAAAACTCTTGGTAAAATGCTCGACAATACCATCACTTTGGAGGGTTTATTTACTTATGTGTTATTTACTGCTATTCTACGTGATGATGATGGTAATCCTACGTATAAATTTATGACTAATAGTGATGGTTCTACTACAGGAAAATCACCGATGGGATTATTTAATGAATTATACATTGATAATGATCTAAAACTAGTTATAGATAGAATCGAAGAATATAATTCTGAAGAATAATGAAATTAGACATAATAATGCACTATGAAGTCAATGAACACACTGGTGAAGTAGTGTTCATTGGCAAAGAAGAGGTTACCGTAGATACCGTTAAAAAAGGTTCTAAAGTAGCTTCTACTTTAGATGAGGATATACCTCGTCTTAGATTAAATGCAAATAATATTGCATTGAATCAATTAGCTTGTAATGTACTACAGGTAAAACCTGGAGATACATTACATATAAATTATCCTAAAAAGGATGATAAATATGTTCCTGCTATTGGTGCTTCAGAAGCGTTTGGAGTAAAAGCAGGGAATAAAATTACAAAGAATCTTACAGTATCTTTTAGAGGTGCTTCTAATAAAAAGTTGTCAGAATTCGGAACAAACTTTGAATTTATAGAATCTGATAGGAAAGGAGTATTTTATCTTAAAGGAGATTCTGAAGAATCCGCTGAAGATGCTATTGAAATAGACGATTCTTTTGACCTAGATGATTTAAATGATTTAGATTTAAATGAGTCTACAGATATATCTACAATTGATTTAACTCTCTAAAATTTATGAACATTAATTTTTCAATTAATAGTAACGAATCTTCAATCAGCAGTAAAAGAAACACTCGTCTTAAACCATTTGAAATCCATACTGTAACATTTGATGGAGCAGAAATAAAGTCTGGAACAAGTAAAGCAGGAAATGAATTTAAATTGCTTCAATTGACTTTTTCTAATAAAAATGGTATCGCAGAACCAACTATTTTCTGGCCAGATCTTGAACGAGATGGCATAAGAGAAGTTCGAACTGCAAAAGATGGGCATGAATATGAAACTCCCTCTCGCTGGGAGCAAACAAAAACTGTTATTTCCCAAACTCTTGAAACTCTTAGTCCAGAAGGATTTAAGAAGATGCAAGAATTGAGTAGTAAGTTTAAAACATTTGACGATATGGCTAATGTATTTGTTAAATTAGTAAATAAATGCATTGGTACAGAAGTTGATGTTAAATTCAATGGTTATGTTAATAAGCAAGGTTATATGCAATTAACATTCCCAAATATTGTAGGTATTACTAAGAAAGGCGAACTCTTTGTATCTGATAACTATATTGGACATGGTAATCTTGGACTTTCTGAGTATGAGATGCGTAAAGCTAAAGACCTTGCAGAAACTAAGCCTACAAAAATGAGTGCAGATCCTGAAATGGATGAAAATACCGAAACAGAGAAACCTGTTGATGATATTGATTTAAACTTTGATGATCTCTAATAATTATTTTAATTAATAAGTATTGCTAGAATTTTGTTAGTAAGAGAATTTTAGCTATTATTTGTGGTAATGTTAGACTTTGAAATTGTGCCAAAAATAACTAAGGATCTCTTACTTTCTAAATTTTCTGAAGAGACCATTTTTTGTCATTATTTAGGAATAAATTCTATAAGCAAAAAATTAGTAAGAAATACTACTAGAAATGATAGAAATCCAACATGTGGATTCTATAGAAATAGTAGGGGAACATTAATTCTACATGATTTTGCAACAGGAGAGTATTTTAACTGTTTCAGTTATGTTATGAAAGCATATCATTGTGAATTTCATAAAGCTTTGGAAATTATTGCTTCAGATTTTGGGATACTAAAACAAAAAAATAATATTCCTAAAAAAATCAGGCATATACCTAAATTTGAAGACGAAAATAAGATTACTCACATTCAAATTGAGATGACTAAATTTAATGAACAAGATCTAAAATGGTGGGGTTCTTTTGGAATATCTGAAAAAACCTTAAAAAAGTTTAGAGTATTTTCATGTAAATCAGTATTCTTAAATGGAAATTTAATAAGCCAACGTGCTCAACATAACCCTATATATGGATATTACTTTGGAAAGAAAAATGGTATTGAACAATGGCGAATTTATTTCCCACAAAGAAAAGAAATGAGATTTATGGGTAATGTTCCAACAAAGACTATTCAAGGATACAAACAATTACCAAAATCTGGAAAATTACTAGTAATTACTAAAAGTATGAAAGATGTTTTACTTTTACACGAACTAGGTATTCCTGCAATTGCTCCGAACTCAGAAACACAAAATGTAAGTGATAAGATGTTCGAAGAATTAAAATCTAGATTTAAGTATATAGTATATGTCTATGACAATGATCTTCCTGGTATATCTAATATGGTTAAGTTTAAAAAGCATAATCCAGAAGCAATATATCATTGGATTCCTAGAGCATATAAGGCTAAAGATATTACTGATTTTTATAAAAAATATGGAAAACTTGAAACAATTAAATTTATTAAATTAGAAATCGACAAAATTAAGAATGGTAGAAAAACTAAATTTATTAAATAATTTAGATAAAACATATTCTAGCACTAAATATTTAAAATATGGCTAAATAGAGAAAATATAATACAGCAGTAATTGCTACAGATAAAAATGGAAATAAATTTAAGTATAAATCATTAGAAGAGGCTTCTGAAAAAACTGGATTATCAGTTAGAACAATTAAATCTAGAGCTGTAAATTCAGGAAAGACTGGCAAAGATAAACTTATATTTGAATGGGTAGATCAGACTACTAAAAAAGCATTCAAAGCGAAACAATCTAAACAAAAAGGAAGTAATTGGGAACTTGATATAGTGAATTCTTTAAAAGAAATAGGATATCAAGGAGTTTGTTCAGCAAGATCCTTAAATAAAAGACTTGATAATAATAAAGTTGATATTGCTGATGAAAATGATGAACTGCCTGTATATATACAAGCAAAAAATCTTGCAAACTTTCCTAATTATTATAAAATAAAAGAAGAATGCCCATTAAAAGATAAACCTTTTATGATTGCTTATAAAAAAGCATATAATGATGGAACTAGATCTCCAGAACCTTTAGCAATTATTCCATTAAAGTATTTTTA